TGGACGGAAGAAAGACTTGTACACGAAGAGTATTAAAACAGCCATTTGAGGTACACCCAAATGGTTATATCACAAAACCTCGGGGAAATGAAAGGTTATGTCCATATATTCCACCATACCAACCGGGAGACCGTCTGTATGTTCGTGAGACATTTGCGTGGTGTCCGTGCTGGTATTGCGGATTGGATGCTATTCCAGATGCATGCAAGAATCAAGTAATATATGATTCTAAGAAGAAGGAACATGGATGCTATATGTACCGTGCATCATGCGAGGACAATGAATATCCTTCTGATGATACATGGCATCCGTCCATCCACATGCCGAAAGAAGCGGCTCGTATCTGGCTTAAGGTTACGAATGTGCGGGTGGAACAGTTACAGGATATAACAGGACAGGGTGTGCTTAAAGAGGGACTTAATAGCCATGTGCACCCAAACGCATCTTATTTTGACATGAATCAGCTCGAAATGTTTGAAAATTTATGGAACTCAACCATCAAGAAATCCGACCTTGACCGCTACGGATGGGATGCGAACCCGTGGGTATGGGTAATTGAATTTGAACGGTGCGAGAAGCCGGGAAAGGAGTAATTATGAGAGAGCATAATTGCAAACATCTTAAAAACTGTAGCCATGCTGGTGTTGTGGAATATCAGTATTCGGATGATAAAAAAGAAAGGATGAATGACATGAAAAAATTATTTGTATCAGTGCCTATGAAAGGCAGAACAGAAGAGGAAATTAAAGCAAGTATTCAGAAGATGAAGAAAGTAGCAGAGATTTACGAAGGAGAAGAACTGGAACTGATTGACAGTTACATAGAGGACAATCCACCGCAGAACAAAAATCAAGCAGTGTGGTATTTAGGAGAAAGCCTTAAAAAACTGGCACAGGCAGATGTATTTATTGGTATTAGGGAGGCGTGGGATTGGAATGGTTGTTTTATCGAAAAAGAAACAGCTTCAAAGTACAGAATTAAGTGCTATGAGGTTTCGGCGGAATATGTAATTGACAGATATAATGCACTTTTAAGAAAATTACATCCAGTTTGCTGCGATGAAATGCCAACCAAGGAGGAATCAAAATGAAAAATGAATTTGTAAAATTATACAAAAAACATATCAAAAGAAGAGGAGCGGACAAGCTCTTAGGTTATCTTGTTGATAAAGGGTTCTTAGAGGCACCTGCGAGCACAAAATATCATGGAAGTTATGAAGGGGGCTTGGCGGAACACTCTGTAAATGTTATGAATCGTTTAATGAAAAAAGAGGTGCTTCAAGGATATACAAAAGAAACAATTGCTATTGTTGGATTGCTGCACGATGTATGTAAAGTGGATTTGTATAAGCCACAGCTTGAAAAGGAGAAAATAGCATATGAATACAATACCAAATCTTTTCCGATGACGATGCATAAGGCTGGAGAAAAACAGACAAAAAGAACGTATGTATACAACACGGAATCTTTTCCGGCTGGGCATGGCGAAAAATCTATTTTCCTCATTCAGCGTTTTATGAATCTGACCGATGAAGAAATTCTTGCCATCCGGTGGCATATGGGAGCATTCGACGATGCAGTCAGAGGTGGAAGCCGGGATATAAACGCAGCATACAAACGGTCAAAATTGGCTGTATATTTACATCTTGCCGACATGGCGGCAACCTATATCGATGAATAAAGGAGGTTATAGATTATGTTTATTAAAACGAGTATATTTAAGAAACTTTTAAAGGAAGCCTATAAAAATGACATTTTGAGTGTCGGACACAGTGAAAAGGAAAAAGTGTATTACATTGTTGGGGGCTATTGGTTTGTGGCCATTCAAGAACAATTTTTCCCTAATGCTGAAAAAGCGGCTCTTGTTGAACTTATTGGAGATTTGCCACGAGATGAATATGTCCGAATACATAAAAATGAATCACGGCAGCAGTTGGTACCAGACGAGATGAAGATTCTTTTAGCCGAAAAAGAACCGGACGAATATCTGGAAGAAACCAATCTGCTTATTGAGGAACCGAAGTTTGGGGTAATTAGCAGACTTCTAACAAATGGCTCTGAATTGACGCCAATCAATGAAGGATTGTACAACATGATAGATGAAAGTGCGAAAACATCAGATGACATGGAGATTGAAGGACCATATAGGATAGAGGAGTCTGGGAAAATACTATTATGGCGAAACAATACATCGTTAATCGGATTACTTCCAAGAGGTTGGGATAAGGACGAAGATTTGATGGAACAGAAAACAATATTGGAAAGAACATTTCAAGGAAAATGGTAAAAAAAGTCTCCCTCTTGTTGATGCAGGAGGGAGATAAAACAGAATAAAGGCAGCAGGACAGGAGTGAGTGAATGGCAGGATACTATGGTCCGGGAATATACCGGACAGAGTGTGCGTACTATATCCGGGAAAGTGAAAAGATGATAACGTGTGAGGGATTAGAAGAACATACTATATGCGGCACACGATTCCGGACGGAGCAGGATAAATTCGATTTTCAAGAAAAGCATTGCTATAAAAATTGTGAAAGGTGCAAGCATGGTAAGATGCTGGATGAAAGTTATGGGAACTAGGGGAGAAATCAGAAGGAATGATTGATATGCTTAAAAGAAAAAGGAGTTGAGAAGATGAGAACGATAAGTTTTGAAGTAACTGGTCAGCATATTGAATGCACAGAAGCAATTTCGGATTTAGTTGGAAATACGAGAGAGTATGTGCAGGCAAAGTTTTCCCTGCCAACAGAATGGGATGGATTGATTCAAATAGCGGTATTTACGGCAAATGGAAAAAATTATCCGGTTCTGATTGAAGATGGCAACTGTGAAGTGCCATACAAAGTGATGATGCAGGAATATTTTACTGTAGGATGTTATGCGGGAGCTAAGACAGACAGGATAACAACAGATACTTGCGTGGTTCGTGTTGAGGAATCCGTAAGGTACCAAGGCGGTTCAGATTATCTTTCGATTTATCAGAAAATGCAGGATACATTGAAAGAGATGGTGGCTAAGGTGAATGAATACGAGGCAGCAGTTGAAAACTACAAAGAAATTGTAAATGACACTATGCATGAGCATTGTTTGCATGAAACACATTCCAGTGACGGGGCGCATGGATTGCGTATACATGATGGACTGTTCCAGTATTATGACGGACAAGGCTGGGTAGATACAAAAGTGGGGGCTTTTGAAGGACAAAGCAGTACGTGGAAAAATCAAGTGGTATTGCAGTTTGCCGGCACCATGCGCGTGGAAAAAGTTTTAGAAAGCAGCTATTTCAAAATTCAAGAAAAAGGAGATACCCGTTCAAGCTCATTAGCACCATTTATTGATAGCAGTTATCCGTATCAAGGAGTACAATATGCCATATATGCAACGACAAATCAGAAAGTTTATGTATGGCATGTGCAGAAAGATGCCAACGAAGATTATGGTGTATCCGTAGAGCGGTTGTATCCGGTGGATGATGCGGAGAATGATGCGGAGAATGATGTTATATTAAGAGTTGAATCAGGAAAAGGAATGCCTGTATTGATATGTGAGAGTAATGCTGAAGATGTAGTTGAAGTAGTGCATATGGAATACATAGAGAGCGACTTATCTACTAATCGTCGTATAACGGCATTAGAAAAGAAGAACAATTCAGTAAATAACCGATTGGATGCACTGGAGGAAACAACAGTAGAAGGAACATGGGAGCCAATTTTGTATAGTGGACCGGGAAATATCGTAAATTCAAATTATTTAAAGATTTGTTCTGGTAATTACATACGTGTTGGTGATTATGTCTGGGTTGAGTGTGTAATTATTACGACAGGAGCGTATGCCTGCTACGGAATTGGGGGATTACCGTATGAGCCGAATCGTAACAGACAGTCTACTGTAATTCCTGTAGCCGTTATTAATGGCGATACGCAAAAAGAAACGTCGTTTAGTACGAATTACCCAGGTGATGAAGATGGACGAAATGTGTACAATGATGCATACGCAGAGGGAATAACGGCTAGTTCATGGTATTGTAGAGGGTTTTATAAAATCGAAGGTTAGTTTAGAGAGAGGCATCTGTCAATGGCAGGTGCCTTTTTGTATGGGAACTAGGGGGGAAAGATAGCAAAGATTTTGTTATTCTGACCAAAAGGGGGTATCAGATATGGCAAAAAGTCAATATAGCGTAAAAGTTGAACCCTATTTGGAATCGATTGAGGGATGGACAAGAGACGGTCTTGTAATGTCGCAAATAGCCGAAAAACTGGGGATTAGCAAAACAACATTATACAAATACATGCAAGAACATTCTGAACTTTCTGAACGCCTAAAAAAAGGGAGGGAAGTTTCAGATGCACAAGTAGAGAATGAATTGTTTAAAAAAGCGGTTGGTTTTACCAGGGTTGAGAAAAAGCCTTTTAAGGTGAAAAAAGTGGAATATGAAAACGGAAAGCGTAAGTGTGAGCGCGAAGAGATAGTGATGGTAGACCAGGAAGTTTATTATCCGCCGGAACTGGGAGCACAAGTGTTTTGGTTGAAGAACCGCAAACCGGATAAGTGGCGAGAAAAAGTTGAGAACAAGATTGAGACCGAAGAGGATGGTGTAGGTGTAATGATACTTACTCCGGTTAAGGAGGCGGCAGAGGATGAGTAAAATTGTTTGGTCGCCACAGCCACGCCAGAGTGCTTTTATGTGTCGTCCGGAGTATGAATGTTTGTATGGCGGGGCAGCAGGAGGAGGAAAATCGGATGCCATGTTGTGTGAGGCAATGCGACAGATTAAGGTGCCAAACTATAAAGGTATCATCTTTCGTAAGACATATCCTCAACTTCAAGAGTTGATATTGCGTTCCAACGAATTGTATAAAGCGGTGGTACCGCAGGCGAAATACAATGTAACTGACAAGAAATGGACGTTTCCGTCTGGAGCGAAAATCTTCTTTGGAACCATGCAGCATACGAAAGACAGATTAAATTATCAGGGACTTGCGTATGATTTTATCGGTTTTGATGAGCTGACGCATTTTACCTGGGAAGAGTACTCATATATGTTTTCACGTAACCGTCCAAGCGGACCGGGAACACGTGTATACATGAGAGCAACTGCCAATCCGGGCGGTGTTGGCCATGCATGGGTGAAAGACCGGTTTATTACAGCGGCACCGCCGGAAACACCGATTACCGAAGAACGGACAATTCTTGATCCGGACGGAAAAAAGATTCAGGTGAAACGAAAGAGAATCTTTATCCCATCATCGGTATTTGATAACAAAAAATTACTAGAGAATGATCCCTATTATTTGGACAATCTTGCCATGTTGCCGGAGGCAGAGCGTAAGGCGTTGTTATACGGCTCATGGGATAGCTTTTCCGGTCAGGTATTCAAAGAGTGGAGAAATGACCCGGAACACTATAAGGACAGAAAGTGGACTCACGTTATAGAGCCGTTCAGAATACCATCCTATTGGCGTATATGGCGTGGATATGATTATGGGTTCGCCAAACCTTTTAGCGTTGGATGGTATGCGGCAGATGAAAACGGAAAGATTTATCGAATCCGTGAGTATTATGGGTGCACCGGTGAACCCAATGTGGGACTGGAGTTAGACCCAACCCAGCAGGCAAAACACATTAGGGAAATTGAAAATGAGGACCCAAACCTCAAAGGCAAAAAGATAATAGGCATCGCAGACCCGTCCATATGGGATTGCTCACGTGGTGAATCCATTGCGGAAATGATGGAGAAACATCCAAACAACATTCTCTTTAGTCCGGGCGATAATGCAAGACTTGCCGGAAAGATGCAGTATCATTACCGGATGGCATTTGATGAAGATGGAGATACCATGTTCCAGGTATTTGATACATGTAAACACTTTATCCGAACAATCCCGGCACTTGTGTATAGCGAGAGCGATGTGGAGGATATTGATACTACACAGGAAGACCATATTTATGATGAGTGCCGGTATGTGCTTATGGATAATCCAATATCCCCAAGGAAAAATGTGCTGGAGCGTGACCATATAGGGGATGATCCTTTGAATCAAAGGACAACCTCAAATGAAGATGCAAACAGATATGAATTTTATATGATTTAGGAGGCAGAATATGAATTTACAATTATTTGCACAAAAGAAAGAAAAAAAGATGGAAGATCAGAGGACACCTATGCCTGAAAGTGTCGAAAAGTCGACACCGCAGGCAGGATTGGATGGAAGTGCCGGAGAACCAAACACACAAGAGGAAATGCAACAGTATGAGAAAGAAAAACTCACAAATCTGACAGAGGATGATGTGAGAAAAGCGGCGGAAACACTAAAGAAATATAAAGAGGGGAAAGACCGGTTCGATAGAAAAATAAGAGCCAATGAAGAATGGTGGAAATTACGCCATTGGCGAATTGTTGAATCGGAGGAGAAGAAAAAAAAGAAAGGAATGACAGAGCCGGTTTCTGCGTGGCTGCACAACTCGATTAATAACAAGCATGCGGATATGATGGACAACTTCCCGGAACCTACCGTACTGGCACGTGAGTCATCCGATGAACAGACGGCGAAAACACTGACCTCCATTCTGCCGGTAGTTCTTGAATACAATCGATACGAAGAAACGTATAACGATTGTGCGTGGTACAAACTGAAACAGGGAGCCAGTGTGAAAAAGATAGTATGGGATTCGCGTAAGAACAATGGCGTTGGTGATATTAACATTGCCAAAATAGATATACTGAATTTGTTTTGGGAACCGGGTATTAACAAGATTCAGGAATCTGCAAACCTTTTCCATGTGGAATTGATGGATAACGAAATTTTAAAACAGCGTTATCCGGATATTGATTTGACGGGAAGTGACATCGTACTAACTAAATATATCAACGCGGAAAATGTCGACACTTCGGAGAAATCGTATGTTGTAGATTGGTACTACAAAAAAGACAATGGAACAAAGGATATACTGCATTACTGCAAATTCGTAAATGACAAGATTCTGTATGCATCCGAAAATGATCCGGAGTATGTAGAAAGAGGATATTATGACCATGGGATGTATCCGTATGTGTTTGATGTTATGTTCCCGGAAGAGGGGACACCAGTGGGATTTGGTTACATAGATATCATGAAAGACCCACAGCTTTATATTGACAAATTAGACCAGGTAATATTGGATTCTGCTATCAAGGCAAGCAAAGCCAGATACCTTTCAAAAGACACGGGAGGAATCAATGAGGATGAATTTAACGACTGGACTAAGGAAGTTGTACACTACACCGGAAATCCAGATGATATTCAACCAATGCAATCAGTAGTTCCGCCAACACAGTGTATCAACGTAAAAGAGGAAAAGATAAACGAATTGAAAGAAACATCAGGTAACCGTGACTTCTCGCAGGGAAGTACACAAAGTGGTGTTACTGCTGCTACGGCAATTGCCGCCTTGCAGGAGGCAGGAAGTAAGTTGTCGCGTGATATGATTCGAGGAACCTATCGGGCATATATGGAAGAATGTTACATGGTTATTGAACTGATACGTCAGTTTTACGATGAACCACGTAAATTTCGCATACTGGGCGAAAAAGGAGAACAGCAATTTGCAACCTTTGATAATGGTGGCATGATTCCGCAGGATGGTGGAGAAGAGATGGGCGTTGAAGTAGGAGAGAGACTGCCTATCTTTGACGTTACTGTATCGGCGGCCAAGAAATCAACTTACTCACGAATGGCGCAGAACGAACTCGCTCTCCAGTTTTATGATAAAGGCTTTTTCGCTCCCGGCAATGCGGATGCCTCGTTGGCATGCCTTGATATGATGGAGTTTGAGGGCAAAGAAAAAATTATTATGAAAATCCAAAATAATGGAACCATGTACCAGCAGTTGATGGCACTGCAGCAGCAGGTACAGCAATTGATGCAGATGACCGGAATGCAGGGTCAGGAGGTCGTAAATGGTGGTGACCCAAATCCTCCGGGGCAGGATTCTAAACAGACAATGAAAAATGATTCCTTAGGTGGAGCCATGACAAAGAGTGAGCGTTTGGATGGAGCAAAAGAGCAGGCAAGCAGTATGGCGAGTGTATAGGAGTATTAGTATGTTAAGTATACAAATTGAGTGGTCAAAAGAAAAATTTGAATTGAATGTAGTGGGACATGCCGGATACGCGGAACATGGAAAGGATATTGTATGTGCTGCAGTATCCGTAATTGTTGGTATGCTGGCAAACGAAATTGAAAATCATGAAGAAATGTATCCGGGGCAGCAGGTGGAAGTCAAGAGCGGACTTGCTATGATTCATACGGCGTACAGAAGTAAGTTACGAGCGAACATTGTGTTTGATATGGTTGTAGATGCTTTGCTTGCTCTGGAGGAACAGTATCCGGAGTACATAAAAATTTTAATTTC